TGCTGCCCTAAACTCTTTCTTGTTATACGTATGTTCGAATAACTCTACCCATTCCTTCTTGTCGTTAACCTTACAAGAGAATACAACCTGAGACATTTGCTCTGGAGAGTTGAGATTGATAGGTGTATCACCCATGATCTTACGTACCTGATGCTGTAGCCTATCTTCTATACCTGCTTTCTCTTGCTCAAACTCTAGTCTTACCTCGTCAAGGGCTGATCTATCCACCCTGATTCCTGACATGTACATTCGGGTGAGGGTTTTACAGGTGCGGAAGGTAACGTCTCGGATAGTGTGTAACGACTTTGACTCTGGCTCGGCGTAGTCTGCTTCGATAGCGTGGAACAACTCACGAGTGGTGTCGAGATCACCCCTAAGATAAAAGCTAAGTTCATCCAACGGTATTTCATTTGTATTGTATCCTTCCTTAAAGTAATTCTTTAATGTGTCTTGCTTCTGCATGTCTAACTGTCTGCGTTGGGCGCATCCATCAAGACTGAGTGGCAACTTCTGACCTCTAAGCAGTATGTACTCTGCTAACATCGTGTCATAGATAGCCCCATCATACTTGAAGCCACACTCCCAGAGCCACATCATATCGTGTTGTGCATTGTGCATGATTAAAAGCTTCGTAAGGTCCAGTACATCTTGGACTAGCTTACGCCCAACGCCACTGGTATCCTTCTTTTCTTGATGGTCTATGTTAACAATGTGTGTTTCTCCAGGTTTATCAGCATTTTGCATACCAACCTGTACCAGAAAGTTTCCCTGCTCGTAGGGGTCTAGATGCCACTTATTGTTTCGTCTTTGTGTTGTGTTCTCTACATCTAATACTATTCTCATGTTCTCTCCTATGCGGTGTATAGCGATCTACCACCATCTAATTCACAGTGGACAACCCCATGCCATCCACCCTTAAGTTTATTCTTTGCTATGTTTAAGTGTCGCTGAGTATCCTCTTCATCAGCACCTTCAACTATAGGGTTCTTACTTATCAACAGCATCAAATCTGCTTCTGCTGCCTTGCCTGTCTTACTGCCTTCCATCATGGATTGATCTACATATACCTTACCTTCAGCTACAGCACTCAACTGCGACATCCATACAACACAACAGTTGTATTGCTTAGCAATGTTACGAGCATAGATAGCGGCATCTTTTAGGTACACATCGGACTTATCGCTGTTCTTTGTAGCAAACTTATCTCCCATGTCTAATATAAGAATGTCTGGCTTCTCTTGTTTGACTAAGGACTCAACCCACTGCAAGTCTTTGTTGGTGCTATCCTTAATACGAATGTTCTGGCGTACTGGCTCATAGCGTTTACGTGCTAGTGCTACATTGCCCTTCACCTCTTCCATTGTCATATTGGTTGCAGCACTAAGGTATCTTGCACCCACACGCTCGTATGCTTCCTCATTACATAAGACTACACACTTAGCGCCCTGATGCGCCCAACCCTCTGAACCTGCTATGAGTGACGCATGAAAAGATGTCTTACCAGTATTAGGTCTAGCACCTACGAGTAACAAGTGACCACCTGATACACCCTCAACCTTACGTCTCAGGCTTGGTATGTTAAACTTCCATTGGGTAGCCAAGTCATTAGCTTTCAGTAGTGTATCAATAGTTATGTCTTCCCAATCTATTTTGATGTTAGGTGTAAAGTCGTCCTTGAAGTCCTCAAGTAATCTGCGTAATGGCTCAAGGCTTTCCTCACTACCATTAACAAAGTCAAACCCTAAGTTGGCAACCTTCTCTCCTACATACTGTTGAAAGAGTTTACCTAAAACATTATCAGCTATATCTTTTTTAATTGTATCTTCATTGTTTAACTTTCTAAACAAATCACCGTATGCTGTTTTGGTAGCTGTAGTCATTGTTTGATTTTGTGCATAGAACAAAGCTTCTAAGTCTGCAGGGTTAAGATCCCCCTCATAATTCTTCATTGCTGCATCAAGTGTTTGTTTGATCTTGCGTATATCTTTAGTGAATATCTTATCAGGACATCTTATACCCTTGTGCTGATCATAAAATTCTCTGTTTAGTAGCGTCTTTATAAGTGCTAATTCAATCATAGTGTAACCTTCTCTATTACGTAGTAACATCCCTCTGGCGAATGTATTGCATTCAATATGTCTTTAAGTTGATTGTAAGACATGTAGATCATATCCTCTCTAGATATGCCCTCATTAAATTGTTGCATATAAACTGTACCATCATTCGCTATGGTAACTTTCACATCTTCATATGCATCATCTTCATCAAGTGTAGTAATTACTGAACAGTTCTCTTCCATCTCTACACTATACATTAAAACATCACCTCGCCATCAACTATGAGCGTGTTGTGCCAAGCCTTTACTTCTGCTCGACTTTCTTTAAACCCCATCGCCTTTGGTTTCTCTTGTGTGGCTATAACACCCATGTTCATTAATTCACGTTCCATCTGCGTTGGTAGGTAGTCATTCATCTTGATATCTCCTTTAGTCTCTCAATGTCATTGTCTACTTTATACTTGATATCATCGTCAAGGTTAAAAGCAATCGTCTTAGCTCCTGTCCATAGGTGTATCTCTCGACTAAACTGCAAGGTCTTGTGTGCAGCATCAGGGTCTAGTGCTACAATAATATTGCTATACTCTGCTATTTTCTCCATATGTTTGTCTGTTAGAGACGTTCCAAGGATAGCCATAGCATTCACATTAGGTAAAATCTGCTTAATCACCAGGGCTGAGACACAATCCTCAACTATAATGAGTGTTTCACTGTCTGCATGTACAAAAAAGTAGTCACCTGCCCCTGTATATCTGTACCACTTAGGCTGTTTGTTGCCTACTGCACGTCCGTTAGCGTCTATTATGCGTCCCTTATGATAGATAGGAAACACAACACGTTCATCTTTAACATCATAGAGTAGCCTAGAGTCCTTAAGACCCCACTGTGCTACAAATTTATGGTACTTATCATGCTCAGCGCTGGGCTGTACTACATATTCTGGTATTTCCATTGTTTCTCTCTCCGTTTCCCTTGGTGTTTCTCTTATTGAAAGCAGTTGCTTTATCTCCGCAGCAGTAAGGTCTACATTATGGTAGCCACCTATGTTACAGTCTAACTTGTAACAGTTGTACTTAATCTGACCCATCTCTTTAGTAGCAGTGAAAGTATTCTTACCACTACAGGATGGACAATCTCTGCGGATAAACTCTTCATCTCTTAAGTTGAGACTATCTAAGTAACCTCTAATGTTCATTATCTACTTTTTCTCTCTATTGCGTAATGCTTTTTTTCGTAAGTTAATATGGAATGACAATTACAACATACAACTTCACATTTAAATATCTCTTCTTTTATTTCTCTCTTACTCTTAGTATTATTTGATCTAACTAAGTTGTGACACTTTTGAGCTATTAAAAACTTCTTCTCAGCAGGATTGATATGGTTAAATTCTAAAGCTAAAGTATTTAAATTATACCCACACTTACTACAACCCTTAATTCTTTTGTATCTACGCAATATAGCCTGACCTTTATCATACTCTTTTCTTCTGCGTATCCTATCTTTTTGTATACTCTCTTCACTTCTCACTCTCATCTTCATTCCCTCTCGCTGATAGAGCTTTACTTGCTCCACTAAATGTATTGACCATGTATGGCACAACACTTTGCATATTCTTGTGTCCAGTTACTTGACGTATTCCTGCAATGTCAACACCTGCTTCGAGCATTTCTGTTACAGCAGTACGCCTCAAATCCATAGCTGTAAGCTCTCTTGGTAGATTAGCTTTGTCTAATAACGCATTGATATTAGGGGATATTTCCTCTAAGTCATACGGCGTAAACGACCCAGACCTGGGCTTGACCCTTGGTGCTACATATTCTTGGAAGCCAAAATCTTCCTGCTGCGCCTGTAACATTTGACACAAATTTTTACTTATGGGTAGGTGAACTTCTGCACCTCGCTTACTTTGTTTAATATCCAAGCGACACTCGGTAAGGTCCAGAGCTTCCCACTTTAACAGGCGCATATCGCCTACACGTTGCCCCCATTCGTATGCCATATGCACAATCAAACCTATGCTTCGGTAGTTAAAATCACTATATGCCTGATCTAAGAAGCGTTTAACGTACTCTCTCGTCCACATCACTGTCCGTCTGTCCGTCTTTTGTGTCTTAACTAAAGCTACGGGATCATGAACCATGACATCATAGCGCATTGAGTGCTTCCAACAGGTAGATAGTATAGACTTTCTATAGTTTGCACTACGAACCCCAGACTGTAGCCATTGTTCATAGGCAGCAGTCAAGTGCCTAACCTTTATACTCTTGTTGTGATATACCCCAAGCGCCTTGCCTTCTACTACTGTATTAACAATAGATGATAGATGACTTTCATAGTCTTTTTGCGTCTTGGCCTTAAGTCTCTTGAATGCTTCGGAGTTAAGGTAAAAGTTAGCTATCTCCAGAAGTTTAGCAGATTGCTTGGGGATTTGTTGTTTCATTTTGTCTCTCTCTCTAATTAGCTATGTAAGTATACATCATGTAAACGATAGGCCATGATAAGAATAGCCAAACTATAGTTCTAAGTATAGCTCCTAGTGTATCTCCGTCTTTGCTCATACTAAAATTCAAACGATTGAGATATGGCAGCTTGTTCTAGAGTGTAGTTTCTCTTTACACTGTCACTTACAACGCCATCAATCATGCGCTTTTCCCAGGACTTATCAATCTTGTATACCCAACCCCTGTCTCTGCGTGTATGCAATATCTTTTCGTTACCATCCTTGTCTACTACATTTAGTTTAAATCTTGGATGGCCTACACTGCTCGGCTTTAACTTGCGTATAGACATTACAAAGTATTTCTCACGTTCTACCTCAATCATGTTGTCTCTCCCATCTGAGTGTTAATCATTTCCAATATCTTAGCTCTTTCATAATAAAAGAACATGTCTTCTGAACTACTAAAGTCTGGTACATCCATTGCTGAAAATTCCATATCGGACATGAGTACAGTTTTGAGTGTATGTAACTCAGTGTGTGATAGTTCTAGGTTATGCATTTGTATTCTCCTCAATTTTATTTGTTAATCCATTTAAAGCTGCGTAGCGTTTAACTACCCTTAAAGCTTCTGAATAAGTTCTCACAGTCTCATAGCATACAACTTCGCCTGACTTATCACTAATTGTATTGACTACATATTTATTAATCATTCTGTTAGCTCCATTTCTATTGTTCTAATTATAAGGTTACAGGTTAAGCACTTCTTTCTTCTCCTGACTGCAGGAAAGCCTAACTCAAAGTATTCCTTTGTATGTGTTACTTTAAGTTTGTTTTTATAGCCCTGACTTAAACAATCAGGGCAGAACCATATAGGTCTTAATTCACTCAATTATCTATTCCTTTCAGTTCATACAAACGTTTCTTGGCACTAAGTAACGCTGAAAATTTATGCATTTTAAGTAGATAGAGTTCGTCTAATTCTTTACGCAACTGCTCTATCAACTCCTCACAGTGTTCTATCTCTCCGCATACACTCATACAGCATCCACTTCAAACGCCCATCGTAGGCTATGCCAAGAGCTTTCTAGTTTAGCTACATCGCTCATGTAAAGATCGTTGCACTCTTTAATCATGTCTATGCACTGAGCTACACTCGTTTGTATTTCTTCTATTGCTGCCCTCTGTTCAGCAGACATTTGTTTAAGAACTTTCTTAGTTTTCAGTTGCTTTTTAACTCTGATTTTATGATAATCTTGTGGCATATTATACCTCGCTTTCTTCTAATAATGTGTATCTTGTGTAGCGTTGCCCTGTAACAGGGTGGCTACGCCAAGTTGATATGATATTGTGACCTCGGCTGCGTAGCCTTGATATCTGTTTAGTTAAGCTATTAACGCTATACTCTACCATAGCTTCTCTCACAGTAATGCTAGATGCTTTACGCAAGTGTGATAGTATTAGTTTATCTTGAGATGTTTTGAATTGAGTTATGTTAGTCATTATACTGTTTCCTTTTCAGTTGTTGTTGATACATATGTTCCTACATAATGTATGTCTTCTAAGTCTTCTTTGATCCATGCCATAGCGGTACAGATGTTATCCCATCGCTCCTCATAAGTTTCTTTGCCTACTGGGTTGCGTCCTTCGTGTATGTCCTGCCATTCGTGCAAGGCATCCCATATAACTTCTAAGCTTCTTTTATTAGCCATTAAACTGCCCCCCATATCATAGTTAAAACTAGGCTAAATGTTGACAATACGCCTATTGCTGAGAAAAATAATACAGCCCATACAAGTGCATTCATTATAAAGTCCTTTCTTTGTTCTGATCGTTTATGTTCTGTTGTATTAAAATATTTGTTACTCATTGAAATAAATCCTTTAGTTTATATTTCTTAACATTGCCTAAATGAATAGACATAATATCTATAGGTGGAGCGCCTAATATGGTATCCCATGTATCATACTCTTGCAAACTCATACCCTCTATCCATATCTGCCTGTCATAATGTTGTGACCAAGACTTATTGATTTGTTCTGATTTACTCATTTTATACTCCTTTCTAATCGTTTTCATAATCATCATCATCATTGCACCAACAGCACGGCTCAGATTGTGTCTCACATTCCCTGCACCAACAGCATAGCTTATTAAGTATTGCTCTCATTTTATATCTCCACTTCTCTTATTATGGTTTTATAACCTGTTTCATGAATTGCATCTGAAGCTGAACATCCTGCTTCACCTTCGCATGTATTATCTGACCAAACATATGCCCCTTCAATAGGATCAAGTACTATAACTATATACAATTTCATTTTATATTCCTTTCAATATGTGTGCTATGACATCGACTGTCCAACCATTGCCAAGTTGTCGATAGCGTTGGGTATTCGATACGCCCTCAGTATAGCCATCAGGCACTGTTTGTAAGCGTTCGCATTCAGTGCAAGATAATTTCCTCCACCGCTTGTTTTTCACTACAATGCTATCCTTTTGCACTGTTGTTAAGCAATTAGATATATCATCAGCTCTCACTTCTATACGAGCTTGTGGTTTTATACTTGTGTCATTATCTTTGCGTGTCCCATTTTCATCTAAACGTCTGTTGACAATACGAGCGCCTTTTACTGACACTTTAGGCTCTAAATTACCACCGCTAGAAGCGCATAAGCTTGGAGCTTTACCATCAGGTGAATATATACGCTTAACGTAATCATGCCCCTTTAAATTGGTTGCATGGCCTTCAAGTATTAAACCCGTAGTTTCATTTGATGTGGCTCTTGTATCATCAAAATAATTGTATGGTACGCCCTTATGAAAGTTTGCCGTAAGTGTAAAAGCTTTTTCTTTATCTGGGCTTTGCGTGTATCTATCAGCACGTCTAGAACCTGCTTGCATCCACTTTTTATTTCCACGCTCCATATATTGAATTGCTTTATCTGAATGGAAATGTTCCTCACCGATTGTATCATAGTCTTCAAGTATATCTTTCAATACTATGCCCTTATCTTTTGGTTGCGTCACATTAGGAATATTTGTCCAATACAATCTATGTCTATTTTGTGCTGATACAAGATTGCTATTAATCACAATCGGCTCTACGCCTAAGTATTCGCTTATAACATCTTGACTAGCTTTTGCCATGCGTACATTTTCAAGTAAAAAGTATTTTGGCTTAAGGGCTTTCAATAGCCTAACGTATTCAAAGAATAACTTCGACCTTTTGTCCTCGAAATTAAGTCTCTTTCCAGAATATGAAAATCCCTGACAAGGTGAGCCACCGATAAGTAAATCAATCTTATGCCCACACTCAAATTCATCAAGTAAATGATCACCGCTAGTTTGCAATTGGGTAACATCTCCTAAATGAATAGTTTCAGGAAAGTTTTTCTTGGCTGTTTGGATAGCGAATTTGTCTATCTCACTAGCAAAATAGTTTGTTGGTTTTATGCCAAGCCTGTCTAATGCTATTTGACCACAAGACATTCCATCGAATAAGGATAGTACATTCATGATTTTGCTCCAAAGTATGCTTGCGCTTGAAAGTTTTGTAATTTGTATCTTTGGTTAGTGTCTAAATTTTCAATAACCCAAGGGAATTTTGGCGCTTTATTCTTATAGCTTACAAGCTTGCAACGCATACCATCAATAGTGGTTTCTTTTGTAGTGTCTAAATTCATTAAACTTGCCATATCTTTCAATGCTTTTTCATCTTGCGATAAAGCGCCTTCAACTTTTAGCTTAAGTTTAAACGTGGCATTATCACTATCAAAAGTTGCATTGCCCAAAGATATTTCAATTCCGTCAATATTAGTTTTAGCTAATACTTCATTTAATTGAACACGAATTTCTTGTAGTGTTTTTCTTGTTAGTTTCATTTTATTTACTCTCTCTCTTTTGGTTTAGTATTATCTAGTGACACTCAAAAGAATGCCACCAATAAGACTAAATCCTTTTCATGTAAAAATCTATATTAGGATTATCGCTTGCAATCTTTTTAAATATTCTTTTAGCACCATTACAAGTAGAATATATGCAAGCTTTTGTAAGGTATGCTTGCCAACGTTTAGCACGTCTATTCCAATATGAAGTTGTATCATAACCCAAACTAAAATCCTTAGTAGCAATATAATAATTATTATTCATCTGTTTACCTCCTTTATAAATGCACTAGCGTCAACAATATTGATTGCTTCAACAATAAACAAAGCTTGTTCAATATCTATAATAGCATCGACGCTCGTTAGCTTGTAATCATCTGCATTCTGGCTAGTGTTTAAACCCCTAGTTGCGTATACGTCTAAACCTTTTTTAAATGCTTTTACTGCTACGCTTTTATCATAAAATTGCATCTCATTTCGCTTTAAGCTATACCATATT